GATCGTCGAACAACTCACGCGAACGTTCGGGGGTGCATCGGCTACGGCGGTCGCATCGTTCGACGGTCGTATGCGACAACTGAAGATCGGGCTGGATGAGGCTGTGGAGTCGATTGGCTACGCGTTGCTGCCGTTCGCGGAACGGTTCGTCACGTTCATCAACAACAACATCGTTCCCGCTCTGCAGATCTTCGCGAACAACGTCGGAGAGAAGGGCTTGGGCAAGGCGGCGTCTCTCGGGATCGCGTCGATGGGCGACCTCGGGGATCGTGGTATTGACGCGTTCGAGAAGATCACGCTGGGTACGTTGACGGCGGCGAAGTCGATCGTGGATCTGACGGAGAAGTTGGCACTAGCCGCGACGATCTTCGGAATGATTACCTACAACGCGAGTCTGACCTTCAAGGCGATCGCCGCAGGCTATGGATCGGACGTCACGCAGGACGCGCTGAACGATGCGATTGCCAAGACTCCCGAACTGTTCGACAAGTTGCGTGGATCGGTTGCGCGCTCGGCTAAGGAACTCGATCAGGCGAAGTGGGGTCTGGGCGACTACACGCGCGCGCAGAACGATGCGAACAAGAAGAAGAAGCAAGGCACGGATCTCGAAGGCGACTACGGCGGCGCGGTTGCAGGATCGGCTAAGGACGTGAACAAGGGCGAGGACGCGCTGAAGGAATACGCTCGTCAGTTGACGGCGACGCAGAGCGCGCTGAAGTCCGTCAAGAGCGCAAGCCGCGATCTCCAGCGTGCTGATCTCGCCGTTATGGACTCGACCACGCGTCTCGCCGAGGCGCGTGCTCGGTTCAATCAGATCATCCGAGGCTACGGGGCGAACTCGCCGCAGGCGGCTGATCGTCAGCGCGACTTGGCGCGCGCTCAGCGCGACGTCGAGCGGTCGGGCTATGACGTCGAACAGGCGACGTTTGCGATTGCGGACGCGGAGCGTCAGTTGGCTCAGGTTCGAGCCGATCCAACGGCGACGCCCGACATGATCCGTGAGGCTGAGATCAGTCTTGCTGAGGCTCGTCTCGGAGTAGCGGACGCGACCGACGCCCAATGGCAGGCTACTCAGGATCTCAACGAGGCGCAGCGCGTTCTCGACATGACGATCAACGGCGCACGCGAAGGCAGCGAGGAATACACGCAGGCTCTCGAGGAACTCGAGGCGGCTCAGCGTTCGTATCAGGATGCGATCGAGTCTCAGATTGAGGCGCGCGAGCGCGAGGCTGAGGCGATCAAGAAGGTGCGTGAAGAGGAAGAGGCTCTGAAGAAGTTGCGCGAGAGTCTCCCGAAGGGGACGACGTTCGACGAGGCTGGCAACGCGACTGCGCCGACGCCTGCGGCATCTGGGTCGAAGTTCCCGAACTTCATGGCTGCGGTCAAGGCGTTGCATCCCAACGCGCCCTCGCTGAAGTCGAACACGCCCGTGAAGGCGTCGCGGATGGCGTTCCCGAACCTCTACAAGGAATACAAGGATGCGGGTCTGGCTCTCGCGGAGGGCGGCATCGTGCGACGTCCCACGACTGCGCTGATCGGAGAGGCTGGACCCGAGGCAGTCATTCCGTTGCGCGACATCTCGTCGCTCGGTAGCACCAACGTGTACGTCACGGTGAACGCTGGGATGGGTGTTGACCCCGCTGTGGTGGGCGACGAGATCGTGAACATCTTGCAGCGGTACAACAGACGGAACGGTGCGCTGCCTTTGGCGGTGGCGTAGATGACGACGACGACCGCGTGGGGTGAGACGCTCGAAGTTCAGATGCAACTCGGGTTCCCCGTCAACGAGTTCACGATTGGCAACACGACCTCGGGAGTGATTGGAGATCCCAACTACTTCATCGGCGGCACGCTCGAAGGCATCGACGTCTCGCCCTACGTTCTCTCGCTGTCGACGTCTCGAGGACGTCCCGATCAACTCGCCCAGTTCACGGCGGGCAGCGCGACGATCCAACTCGACAATCGTGACCGTAGGTTCGATCCGATCAACGAGTCCTCGCCGTACTGGGATGCGACCGAGGGTCGTACTGGAGTCGTACCGCGACGGAAGGTGACGATCAAGTGCGACGGCGATCCCGTGTTCGTTGGTCGCATAACGGACATCGACATCTCGTATGAGCCGACGCGCCTGACGGCGACCACGGAGAACTCTTCGGTGACGATCACGGCGGCTGACGACTTCCTCCTGCTCGCGAACACGTTCACGGCGTCTCCGATTACGCCCAGCGAACAGTTCTCTGGCGCGCGCGTCTCTGCGATCTTGGATCTCCCAGAAGTCGACTACCCGTCGACGAGTCGCGACATCGACACGGGTGTTGCGGTCTTGGGTGGCGGGGCGACGTTCGCGATTGACGCGAACACGAACGTGCTGACCTATCTCCAAGAGATCACGAAGTCCGAAGAGGGCTTGCTGTTCGTCGACCGTACGGGCTGGCTGACGTTTCGCGAGCGCGTACTGCCATCGTTCGACAATCCCGTGCTGACGTTCGCAGACGACGGCTCTGGGATCGACTATCAGTCGATTGCGATTATCTACGGCTCGGAGTTCCTCTACAACCGCGTGTCGTGTTCGATCGTCGGCGGTACCGATCAGGTCGTCAACAATCTGACGTCTCAGGAAGAGTTCGGGATCATCACGCTGTCGCTCAGCGATCTCTTGCTGAAGGACGACGCCGCTGCGCTCGAACTCGCGAACGTCCTGCTGGATCGCTACTCCCAGCCCCAGTATCGGTTCGACGCCGTTCAGGTGATCTACAACAACAAGACCGCGCTGCAACGCGAGGCGTTGACCCAACTCGAAGTGGGCGAACAGATCGAGGTGACGAGGACGTTCCGTACGGGTACGCCCGCCTCGGTGACGGAGGGCTACGTCGTCGAAGGCGTACGCCATACGATCTCGCCCCAGTCGCACAGCGTTGTGTACAGTCTGTCCGCGACGGACGTGCTGTACCCGTTCATCATAGGCGATCCCGTCTATGGCGTGATCGGGACGGTCAACGCGATCTCATAAGGTAGGCTGACGGTATGGCGATCACAGGGACCAAGTTGTGGACGGATGAAACCGTCCTGTATGCGGTGGACATGAATCAGTACCTGATGCGTGGCATCAAGGTATTCGCAGACGCGGCGACGAGAGACGCGGCGTACGGTGGAGCGGGTGAGCCGACTCTCGAAGAGGGAGAAGTGTGCTACCTGCTCGACACCAATCAAGTCTTGGCGTACAACGGTACGTCATGGAACAGCGTGGGCAGCGCGGTTGACGACGATCAGACGATCCTCGCGGCGCGCGTGTTCGGTGGATAGGGAGACACGATGGCAACATTCAGCAAGTCAATCCTCAGCGGCTCGACGGACGGTAAGGGCATCCTCGTTGCTGCGACTGCGACCGCAGGCACGCTCATCCACACGGGTTCTTCGACGGCTACGACTCTCGACGAGGTCTGGCTGTATGCGATGAACACGGACACGACGGCACGCAAGTTGACGATCGAATGGGGTGGCGTTACCGCGCCCAACGATCTCATTGAGATGACTGTGCAGCCCGAGGCGGGTCTGACTCTCGTAGCCCCTGGGCTACTGATCAAGGGCAACGTGTCGTCGGCTCTGATCGTTCGCGCGTTCGCAGCGACTACGAACGTCATCACGATTCACGGATACGTCAACCGCATCGCGGTGTAGTCGTGGCGATCGTCGGCGGGACGCGGTTCGGACAGCGCGAGCGCGTCTCTTCGTACACGCGCGGCTGGATGGGCAACTCACTTGACTTTGACTATCTCGTACAGGCTGGCGGCGGCGGCGGTCAGCGTTACACGGGTGGCGGTGGCGGTGGTGGTCAGGTTCAGTCGTGGGAGGCATCCGCACCCATCGGATTCGCGGCTGGCACAAGCGGCTCGATCGCGATGACGATCGGCGCAGGCTCGACTGGTGCTGGTGGCAACTCTCAGATCGCTGGCGTACAGACCACGACTGGTGGTGGTAACTCGAACACGAACGCGGCTGGATCGAATGGCGGCTGTGGTGGTGGACGTCAATACAACTACGCGCCACCGGGGACTGGCATCGCGGGTCCTCCACGTCAAGGCTATGACGGTGGATGGGGTGGTGGCGGTACGGCGGCTGCGGCTGATCTCGCGACGAACAACGGCGCGGCTGGACGTTCGACGACGATCCGTGGCACGCTCGAATACTTCGGCGGTGGAGGTTCGGGATCGGGCTACGCGACTGGTGTTGGTGGCACGTCTGGTGGCATCGGTGGTGGCGGTAACTACAACACGGCGGGTGGTACGAACACAGGTGGTGGTGGCGGCGCGTCGCTGAACGATCCTCCGTACTCGAACGCTGGCGGCTCGGGCATCGTGATCGTTCGCGTCTACGAGTCCGATCTAGGCGTCGGACGTCAGATGCGTAGGAAGATCAGCGGTCAGAGTTCAACGACCTACAATCTTCCCCACGAGACGTTCACCTTCACGGGTACGGGCACGTTGACTTGGAACCGCTAATGGCGCACTTCGCTCTTCTCGACTCGAACAACGTCGTGACCAACGTCGTCGTCGTCGACAACGTAAGGCTCGGCGACGATCCGACGCTGGAGGAGGCTCGAGGCGTCGCGTATCTCCAAGCGATCTTCGGAGAAGAGACGCGCTGGGTTCAGACGTCGTACAACGCGCGGATCAGAGACATCTTCGCGAGTATTGGCGACCGCTACGATGAGGTGGCAGACAAGTTCATAACCGACCGACCACGACCCGAGGACGTCCTTCCAGATGACTGATTGGAGACTGACGATGTATCAGATCAGAGAGTTCATCGAGCGCAACCCTGTGCGCGTTGCTGCGGTCGTCTCGTCGATCGTCGCGCTGTTCCTTCCTGTATTCGCGCCAGATCTGCCTGTTGATCAGGCGGTGATCTTCGTGCTCGCCGCGCTCGGTCTTGGCGAGTATGCGCAACGTGTCGAAGATCGCAAGACGGATAAGGCTCTTCGCAAGTCGCCTCCGCGCAAGAAGTAGTTGACGATGACGCGTCCGTACACGGGAACGTCAGACGGCATCGCGTCTGGAGCACGCGCTGGACTCGTCGAGTTCGTCAAGCAAGTCGAGACGCGTACAGATCGCGCACTCTGGAACAACGGGACGTGGGGCGTTCGCAAGATGCGTGGGAAGGACTCGCTGTCCGTGCACGCGACTGGGCGTGCGGTTGATCTCTCGTATCGGCGTATGAGCGATGGTCGTGGCAAGAAGGACGGGCGACGCTACGCGCAAGTGCTGATGAACTGGATGACGCGCAACGCGGACGCTCTCGGCTTGGAGATGTGTATTGACTATGCGGTACCGCGCCACGGACGGGCGTACAAGTGCGATCGCGACGGCTGGGTGCGTTATACCAAGCACACGGTGACGGGTGGCGGCTCTCCGTCGTCCGATTGGATCCACGTCGAGTTGTCGCCGAAGATGGCTGACGATCCCGCTGGGATCGCGCGCGCGTTCGAGTCTCTGACGCCAGATCTCTTCGAGAAGGCGTGAGATGGATCAGGGGATTGCGCTCGTCGTCGTCGCGGTAATCACAGCGGTTGGTGGCATCATCGTCGCCGTCATCCAGTCCTCGAGACGGGAGAACCGCAGGGACCACGCGTCTGTCGCGGCGGCTCTTCTCAAACTGCACAACGCCTCGCAGAAGGCTAGCCTTGCCATAGGCAGGGTCGAGGTCAAGTTGGATCGCCACCTGTTGGATCACGAGAAGGGTGAACACGATGGGATTGCTCGACGAGATACGTGATGAGGGACGACGCGTCACCAAGACGGAACGTTTCCTTGCACAGTTCAGCGAAGAGGACAGGCGCGATCTAGTCGAGGCGTTGTCGGATCATTCGATCCCGATGCCGTCGATCGTTCGCGCTCTTCACAAGCGCGGAGTGAGCGTGACGCTCGATCAGGCGTATGGTCTGCGAAGGAGGCTCGCGAATGAGTCTCGGTGACGAGATCAGAGACGAGTCGTCGACGCTCGACAAGGCTGAGTTGATCCGCGCGCGTCGCGCGAAGGAACAAGCGGAGCGTGAAGTGAGTCGGCTACTCGACGAGTTGGAGAGAGCACAGAAGGCGTTGGCAATCGTCGGAAGTCTCGACGAGGCTGCGCTGCAACCTCCGAAGTGGATGAACGTCGGCAAGCCGAAGATCGGACGCGCGACGCCGATCGTGATGCTGTCGGACACGCACTTCGACGAGGTCGTGAACCCAGATGAGATGGAAGGGCTGAACGCGTACAACCGCGAGATCGCCGTGATGCGCCTCGAGCGTTGGTCGCAGAACGTCGTGAAGTTGGCGCGGAACTATCTCGCGGGACTCCAGTACGACGGGATTGTGGTGATGCTCGGTGGCGACATCTTCTCGGGCGACATCCACGAGGAACTCGCGGAGACGAACGAGGACACCATGCTCGGCTCGTTGCTGTTCTGGAGTGAACAGATCGCCGCTGCGCTGGATCTTCTTCAGCGCGAGTTTAGGCAGATGCACGTTGCGTCGGTGATGGGCAACCACGGACGGATGACGCGCAAGCCGCGAGCGAAGTTGCGTGCGCGGACGAACTTTGACTGGCTGCTGTCGAAGATGGTGCAACGGCACTTCCGCGACAACAGCAAGATGACGTTCGATGTTCCCGAGTCGGCTGACGTTCTCGTGCGCGTGTACGACCATGGGCAGTTGATGACGCACGGCGATCAGGTCAACGGCGGTGGTGGCATCGGCGGGATCTACCCGCCCGTGATGCGTCTGCGTGCGCGCAAACAGCAACGGCATCTGCAAGTCGGCTCGTCGTTCGAGACGCTGTGGATGGGGCATTGGCATCAGTACCTGAGTACGCCGTCGCTGATCGTGAACGGATCGCTGAAGGGCTATGACGAGTATGCGATGGTGAGCAACTTCGCCTTTGAGCAACCACAGCAGGCGTTCGCGATCGTTACCCCTGAGCGTGGCGTGACGATTCAGGCACCCGTGTTCTGCATGGATCGCAAGCGGGAGAAGTGGTGAGCGACACAGTCGTGTGGATCAAGTGGGCTGATGCCCATACGTCGGATGGTGGCTGGCTGGATCTCGACGCGTACGAAGATGACGGCGAAGTGATCGTGGACACGGTCGGGTTCCTCGTTCCGATCGACGCCGCGGGTAGCAAGCATGGTCACGTGACCGTCTGGCAGACGCGTTGCGACAACGAAGGAATACACGCGATGCACATCCCTGTTGGCATGGTGCGTTCGATGATCGTTCTCGCGTAGTTCTCGCGTGCTACGGTGCGCCAGCCGAGTCGTTCCCCTTCTCCGACGCGGTCGGGTCGAGACGCCGCCAGTTCGCAAGGCTGGCGGCGGCTCCCCGTCTGAGGGTCGTTCCGTCTCCTGCTAGACTTGTCTCGTCGGGTTGAGGGACTCGACTTCACGAAGGAGGGAAGATGGAGGGGAAGAAGCAAGCGCGTTGGATCTGTCCGACGTGCAGCAACGGGAGGCTCGCGCCGACGCGCCCACGACGGGACGATGTTCGTCGCTACTGCCTGCCGTGCTCTGAAGAGTCGGGGCGACTCGTCGAACGGATCGCACCCGCGCTCGAACGTCAGCGTGAGAAGAAGAGCACGAAGAAGAAGGCGGCACGCAAGCGCAAGCGGGCGACACGCGCTCGACGCGAGGCACCCAAGAAGGAACTTGCGAAGGTCAAGAAGAACCTTCAGCGGCGGGACTCGAACGGGATGCCGTACAAGCGCGAGGCTGAGCGCATCTGGAAGATCTTGGAGCCGTACCACAAGGGACGTCCGCTGCCACGGATCGTCGTACCGACACGCGGCGTGAGCATCGAGAACGGTACGACGTGGATGCCAGCCAGCGGAGTCGCGGGACTCTCGTATGGCGGCAAGATCGTCGTCAAGCCGTGGGCAGGATGGGGAACGCTCGCACACGAACTCGCACACGAAGTCGACTACGGCAACAGGTCGAACGGTCGACGTCCCCACGATGAGGTGTTCTACGCGATCGTGCGACACATCTACGAGAAGAGATGGCGCGTGCAGATCTCGAACTACGGGATCACCCGCTGGGGGTACAACGTTGATCGTCACTACGAGTTGCAGGTGCGGCATCTCTGGGCGACGGCGTGGAAGAAGTCGAAGAGCGCGGACGCGTAGTCCCGTTCGAGAAGAGCGGTTCTAGCGGTTCTGGACGAGGGGGCGGCGCGCCCCTTACGCTTGGAGACGTCGGGGCGAGGGGCTCCGCGAGAGGAAGGGGAAGAGATGAAGAGCAAGCGGAACGTCAGCAAGGTCGAACTCGCCGACTGCCCAGAGGACGGCGGCAAGTGGATCATCTATTGCGAGCACTTCGACGACAACGGCGAGTGCATCTATGCCGCGATCCTTCAGGACACGAACAAGCGACGTCTGAACTCGTGGAGGACGGGAACGCACGTCTGGTGCGAGAAGTGCCAAGAGGACTACGAGAACGAACTGGAGGGCAACAAGTGAGCGCGAAGATCGAGACGGTACGCGACGAGCACCATCGCTGCACGTACCACTACCACGTGGGTCGACCCGCGATCTGCAAGAAGTGCGGCACGACTGGACTCGTCTGGATGCGCACCGAGTACGACACTCCGCATCGGATCGACGAGTGGTCGCTGATGTACACGGACACCGATGGGCAGAGGTACAACCACGTGTTCAAGTGCGGGACGCGTCGAGCGACGAACGTGGCACGAGCACGTGTCGAGAACGCCGCGCCGTCTCCAGTCAAGGTGGGTGATCGAGTTACCGTCAGCGGGCATCTGGGTACGGTCGAGCGTCTGTGGCGACCGACATACGATGTCTGGGCAGACAGCAAGCGCATACGGTTCGCACGGGGCGAACTGGCTGTGAAGATCAAGTGGGACGAGCGCGGCAAGCATCGTCTGAACGATTGGCAGCGGGCGGCGAATGTCCGCATCGTCGAGGAAGAGAGGCAAGGATGAGCGAGAAGAGCGACCGATGCGTGGTCTGCGGCGACGTCGCGTCGCACTACCCCGTGATGATCTGGGACGGTACGGAACCGATGTTCTGCTGTTCGTGCTACGACTGCGGCGAGGCGGCAACGACCTGTGAGACGCGCGAGGCTACGTCGTGAACGTCGACGCGGTGCGCTGCCTCAACTGCGGGCATCTCGTCGCGCTCGACGAGCGACGACTGACTGGCTGCCTTTGCGATCCAGATGCGCCGACGTGGATCGCGTTGACGCGCGACGGCGCGTTGCTGAAGGGATCGGCGTCAAGGTTCGAGATCGAGAAGAGCAACGAGGAAGGGAGACAGTAGTGACGAGCAAGTGGCAGGAAGAGTTCCTCCTAGTCGACGGGTCGCGTGGATGGCGGGCGACGCTCGCAATCTGTTCCATCGCGCGATCGTGCGGCTGGACGAAGGAAGTCAAGGCGCGAGAGTTCGCATCGGACTACGGCGACGACGAGTGGGACGATCTCCACGACGCTGCGGACGAGGCGATGGAGTGGCTCACAGCGACGTTCTGCGCGGAGGGCTACGAGGTGCGTTGGGACAGCGGCGAGATCGTCGTGGCGCGTCTCGAGGACGATGGCGAGGCGGCGTAGAACCGTTGCGCGAGAACGGCGAGAAGGTTCTGGACACGTCGGCGGGTAGCACCGTACGCTGATCTCATCGGCGGCGAGGGGTCGTCGAGAGAAGAGAGGGGAAGAGCATGGCACGCAAGATCCAGTTCGAGATCGCGAACAGCGAGGGGCATCAGATCCTCGTCGTCCGCGACGTACGAGGCGAGCACTCGTGCAACGATCGATGCCGCCTCTGCGGTCTGAAGATCCGCAACGGCGGCAAGCACTCGTACTACCTCGCACAAGCGAACATCGGCGTCGCGCTCGTCGGACACGAGGACAGGGCGTTCGTTCTCGCCGAGTTGCTCGATGACTCGTCGATCAGCCTCGGCGCGGTCGCCGTCGGCTCCGAGTGCCGCAAGCAACTGCCCGCCGAGTTCGTCGGCAAGTGGTAGTCGAGATGGTCAGCAACAACAACACACGAGAGGGGAAGAGCATGGCAGGCAAGAAGGCAGAGAAGGTCGTCATCAAGACACGGATCCAAGAGATCCCGCTAGGCGGGACGCTCGCCTACTTCGACGGTCAGGAAGTTCGCACCGTCAAGGGATACATCTGGCGCGACGGCGAGGGCGGCGTTCACCTTCGCAAGTGCCGTAGCAACTACCACGAGCGGATCACCTACACGTGGAACGTCCTCGGCTTCTGGGTCGAGCGGTTGAGCGGCGGCTACGTCCTCGAGAAGAACGACAACGGCGAGATCGTCAGCGTCTGGCAGGACTTCGACCACAGCCATCTGGAGATCGCGTAGGTCAGTCTCCCCACACCGCGCAGGCGGCATCGGTTCGCGACCGAAGTGGGGAACTCCGAGCGAGGTGCTCGGACACGAGAGAGAGGGAGAGATGGAGCCGAAGAGGGAGAGCAAGGATCGGTGGGTCGTTCTTCGGGACGGCGAGATCGTGAAGTGGTGCCAGTCCTACTGGGACGCGTTTCACTCGATCCACACGATGCAGGGACAGTCGGTCTGGTGGGCGACGACCTACGAGGGCTGGGAGATCGCGCATCTGGCGGTCGTCCGATGAGCGCGGATCTCATCGACCATCGCGAGCGTCAGGGACGTCTCGTGTATCGCTGCGGCTACGAGTTGCGTGAGCACTACGGCTGGGTGCGTCTCTCCGTGCGAGGGGCGATCGTCGAGGGACGTCGGATCCGAGGGAGCAACCGTTGGGGCATCTGTTCGCTCGACGAGGTCGTGCTGTTCGAAGAGAAGAAGAAGGGGGCGTGACGTGGAGAACTCTGCGACACCCCTAGACGAGACTCCAGAGGTGGAGATCTGCGAACTGTGCGAGACGCGAGTGCCAGAGGACGAGATCGAGGACGGACTGTGCGTGGTCTGTTTCACGGAGATGGAACCTGAGAAGTGGTACCACTCTCTGCCTGACGGCTGGCGCGCGATCAGCAATCAGATGTGCGAGTTCGAGTATGAGACGGCACACGAACTGTGGTGCGATCTCGTCGGCACGACGCTGATCCCTCCGCGCGATCGCGTTCACATCGACAGCGAGTGGATGTGGTACGTCGACGGACTCCCGATGTGGCACGGACGTCAGACGGGTTACGTATGCGCCGAGACGCCAGACGAGTTGCTGCAAGGCATCACGATCCGAGGCTCGTGGTGGCTGTTGTGGAAGATCGACAACGGCGTGCTGCGATGCGACCTGAAACACCACGATGTTCCGTTCGGCGGCGAATACACCGTCCGATGGGCAAACCCAAGAGAGATCCTCAACGAACAGGAGACAGAATGAGATTCATCCGCAAGCCCGCGCACTCGTCGCTCGAATGGCAACGCAAGCGGCATCGAGACGATGAGGGACGCGTCGTGTTCGGCGCGAGCGAAGCACCCGCGTTGATGGGCGCGTCACCGTTCTCGACGACAGCCGAGTTGCTCGTCCGCAAGATGGGTAACGCTCAGGTGTCGATCGAGACGTCACCCGCGATGCGAACTGGCAACCTCGTCGAACCCGTGTTGATCCGCGAGGCGTCCGAAGTGCTCGGCGTCGAGTTCGTCACGCCCGACTGGATGTTTGGTCGTGGCAGGTTCGTCGCGACACCCGATGGCATCGACGCGCTCTCCGCGACGTCGCTCGACAAGCACGGCGATACAATCCCCGCGTTCTGGGTCGAGGCGAAGTGCACGGGACGGCACCGCGTCAAGTCGCTCGACGACGTACCCGCCCAATGGCTGTGGCAGATCGCTGCACAGTCCTACGTGCTCGGTGGTCACACGCCGATGTATCTCGTCGTTCTCGACGCCGACCTACACATCAACGTCATCGAGATCCCGCGCAACATCGAGGCTGAGGAACGTCTCGTGGAGACTGCGGAGCGTCTAGGCGCGAGCGTCGACGCGGGAGAGATCCCAGAAGAGATCGTGCCGCTGATGAGCGCGGATGAGGTCGCGTCAATCTGGAAGGCGACCGAGGACACGGTCGAACTGCCAGAGGAGGCGGCTGACTGGCTGCTGACGCTCGAGGAGGCGAAGGATCTGAAGAGGCAGGCTGACGACCTCGAAGAGCGCGCGAAGGCGTGGCTGGCACAGCAGATGCGTGGCGCGTCCGTCGCGACGTTCCGTGGCGCGCAAGCGATCACGTGGCGCGAACAGGCGGGGCGTTCGTCGCTCGACTCGAAGAGACTGGCAGACGAGCATCCTGAGATCGTCGAGGCGTACACGCGGCGTGGCGAGCCGTTCCGCGTGATGCGTCTGAGCAACAAGTGGCGGGCGGGCAAGTAGCCGTCCGAAGAGAACGCGCCTCAGCCGAGGCACGTAACAACAAGAGAGAAGGGAGCAACACATGGCATACGACCTCAACGGCTACGTCGACGTGGCAGAGAGGATCCGACAACTACGGGAGAAGCATCCGCACGCGGTTCTTCGTCCGTACAATCCAGCGGAACCGTTCAAGGTGATGGAGATCGGTGGGCGAGAGTTCATCGTGTACACGGCAGTGTGCTACCGCACGCCAGACGATCCGACGCCTGCGATCGCGGTAGCCGCAGAGCCTGCGGTGGGCAAGACCAACTACACGCGCGACAGCGAGGTGATGAACGCGGAGACGAGCGCGTGGGGGCGTTGTATCGTGGCAGCCCTCGCGGCTGATACTCAGCGCATCGCGTCTCTCAACGAGGTGCAGAACCGTCGAGCCGATCAGGAGAACGTGACGCCGCAGGATCTTCAGGAGGCGTACGAGCCTCGTGGTCCGATCCCGTTCCCCAAGCGTCCGAGCGCGTCTCAGGCGCGAGTCGACGAGCATCCGTCAGCGGGCGGCTCGTCCTCGAGCGGTGGCGAGATCTCGATGACGCCGAAGCAACGCGGGCTGATGATGAAGTTGGCGACCGAGAAGGGCTTGGACACGAGCGAACTCAAGGCGTTGATTCTCATCGCAGTCGGACGAGAAGTCGCTGAGATCAGCGATCTGTCGAAGGGCGACGCGTCGAAGGTGATCAAGCATCTGATGGAGATGGTCGGATGAGCATCGTCGATCCGTTCGGCAACAGCGTGCCGTTCGTGGCTGTCGACACGTCCCGCGAGCGTGCGGGCGTGTTGGCAGCGACTGGCAAGTGGCAGAAGTACCGAGAGGACGTCCTACGTCGCTTGTACGAGGCGGGCGATACTGGGATGACGTGGCGAGAACTCTCGTCTGAGACGGGCTTGCACCACGGGCAGATCAGCGGCGTTCTCTCGAAGTTGCACGAGGACGGTCTGGTGTTTGCGTTGACGGCGCGTCGCGCGAGATCGCATCCGTACGTTCACAGCGCGTTCCGTATCGCGTTCAGTCCGTCACTTCGACGTGACGAACCGACGAGGACGAAGGCGTCGACGTATCGCGAGACGTTGGAGCACGCGCGCGCGATCTCGAGGGATCTTCAGACGAGGCTCAACGACTTCGATCGCGAGATCCTTCAGGCGGCTCTGGGCGAGAGGTTCGTGCATCTGATCGACGAGTTGGATGGAGTGCTGAACGATGCGACGCGATAGGTGGCTGACGAGCGCGGCGTGCCGTGGCTTGCCCACGTCGATGTTCTTCCCTGAGCGTTGGCAGAACGCGTCGGCGCACGAGACTGCCAAGAAGATCTGCGACACCTGTAGGGTGAAGGGCGAGTGTCTCGAACTCGCCTTGCGCGAGATCCGATCGGAAGAGGATCGCTGGGGCGTATTCGGCGGTTTGACGCCGCACGAGCGGTGGATGGAACGGAGACGAAGGGAGAGAGAGGCGAATGGCTGAGAACGTGGGAGACGAGCCGTCGATGGCGATGCTGTATGCGGTCGCGTGTCGAGAACGCGACGCGTGGCGCAAGGCGGCATACGACGCGCTGGAACTGGCAGAACAGATCAAGGACGCGCTCGCGAAGGCGAACACGATGCTGGAGGCGATGACTCATGGCAGTAACAACTGAGCGCAAGGGCGAGTGCGGTGGCGTCCGCGAGAAGTGCTCGCTGCCTGACTGTCCGAAGTTCGGCACGCTGGGGCGAGAAGATCGCAACGGGCGACGTCGAGTCAAGGGCTGTGGCGATCCAGCGGCGCGTGGCAAGCGGAACCGTACGAAGGGCGACAGCAAGGCGCGTCGCGCTCGTCGAGTGCTCGGGATCTCTGGCGCGAACAGTCGCCACGAAGAGCATTGGGGCGGCGGGCTTGTTCGAGTCGAAGTGAAGGCTGGCGCGCAAGTGTCGCCGATCGCGACACGGTTCGACGCGGCACGCAGTCAGTCGGAGGCGCAACGTCCGCTTGGTGACGTTCGTCCGTTCGCGATGATCGCGATGCCAGACGGTCGTACGAACGGGATCGTGTTGATGGCACTCGAGGACTTCGCGGTGCTAATCGAGGCGGCGCAGGCGTCGCTACGCTGAGAGATCGAGAGGGAAGGGGAAGAGAGTGAGCATCAAGTGGCTGTCGAGCGTCTGGACGCGTTCACCGTATCGCGGCGAGCGTCTGCTGTTGCATCTCGCGCTGGCTGACTTCGCGAACGACGAGGGGACGTGCTTCCCGTCGGTGCGAACGCTCGCGCACAAGGCGCGTTGCAGCGAAGTGTGGGCGCGCAAGGGCATCCAACAGATGATCGACGACGGGCTGTTGGAGATCGTCGAGCGTGGTCTGGGGCGCGGGAACGTCAACCGCTACCGCCTTCTGAGCCTCGTTCGAGAAGAGATAACCCAGTTGCCCCTTTCACGAGAAGGGGTAACTACGGAACAGGTAAGGGGTAACAGCGAGCCGATCCCTACTACTACACAGAACCATCAAGAACCGTCAATAGATGATCAGTTCAGTTCCTTCTGGAAGGCGTACCCGCGCAAGGTCGGTCGCGCCAAGGCGCGTCTCGCGTTCGAGCGAGCGATGGCACGCAAGGACTCGCCCACCCTCGAGGAACTCTTGGCGGCAGTCGCGCGCTACGCGCTCTCCGTCGCCGATCCGAAGTACATCGCGCACGCGACGACGTGGCTCAACGGCGAACGGTGGACGGACGAACTCGACGCGCCGAAGGTCGCATCCGCTATCATTCAGAGCGACCCAACACTCCGCTCTGCTGAGAGCACAGGTGCAGCGTTCGCCCTCACGGGCAGAACCCTCGACGACCTGATGGATCTTCTCGCAAGCAAGTCAGACGCCGAGCGCAACGCAGCACGCGATTCCTACAACCACACACGAGGGAGGAACAGCAAGTGAAGTTGATCATGGCAGTCTATGTTCTGGTGCTCGGTTGGATGACGCACGACGTCGTGACGAACCTTCCGACGCCCGCAGTTGAGATCGTCGAGCCGATGCGTGGTCACGTGTACGACCCGCGTCCGTATCTGCCCGCGCCGACGTCGACCACGACGACGACGATCGTGGTGGAGGCGTTCACGACTCGGTACGAGGATCGTTGCCCTGAGTGGCGTCCGCTCGTCGAGTCGCTCGGCGTGCGGTCTGACGAGATCGCCTATGTGATGCGGATCATCTACCGCGAGTCACGTTGCAATCCGAAGTCTGTGAACTCGACTCTGAACCGTGACGGCTCGATCGACTACGGACTGGCGCAGGTGAACGACCGCACGTGGTGTCTGCCGACGAAGTACGCCAAGCGTGGCTGGCTGCAACAGCAACGGATCGTGGAGACGTGCGCGGATCTTCTCGACGCTGAGACGAACTTGCGCGCGATGGTCGCGCTGATGGACTACTCACGCGAGCGGACGGGTTGCGCGTTCACGCCGTGGCTGTTGTGCGACGAGTGGCGAGAGTCGCGAGACGAGTAGTCGACGAGGGCGAGAACCCCTCGCAAACCGTTGCTAGATAACGGTTTGAGAAGGTTCTGGACAGACAGTTGGCGCGCACCGTACGCTCATCTCATCGGGCGCGAGGGGCGTTCGAGAGAACAAGAGAGGGGCAGCAAGTGAACCACATCAGCCAGACGATCGCAGACGCGATCGCCGACTACGAGACGAGTGCAGCATTCAGTCTGATCCACGAAGGTCACGAGCGCACGCGCACGTTCGCCTTCAGGATCTCGAAGGCTCTGAACGAGATCGCTGAGAGCAACGAGACGATCGAACAGCGCACCGTCTCGCTCTTCGCAGACACGATCCGCGAGTACGAGCGCACCCGTAGCGATCTCCGCAGCCAGATGGAGAGCGACGCCAAGAGGCTTATGCGGAACGTCGAGGCACTCAACGAGGGATGCAGCATCGCGTTCGCCTCGGGATTCCTCGCGGACAACACGCGCACGACGACGATCGGCGCGAAGGCTCAGATGCTCGAAGAGAAGGTTGCGACGATGATGTACGTCCTCGAGATCGACGAGGTCACCCGCCAGTCGATCTTCGCCGCGATCACGAAGGGCAACACGCAGACGACCTTCAGCAAGTAGCACGCGAGACTCCCTCGACCCGCGAAGGCGGCGACGGCTCACGACCGATCGAGGGAACTCCGAACAACCGTTCGGTACGAGAGAGGGAGAAGAGAGTGGAGAGGAACTCGACAGGGCAGCCGCTCTGCGAACAGGGATGCGGGAAGGTCGCCACCGTCTACGGCGGCGGGCGTCGCGCGGGAGACTGGGCGGGGAAGTATTGCGAGCCGTGCTGCAAGCGGCTCGGGTTCGACGTCTGGGACATCCTCGCCAACGACGAGTTTGATACGCCGACGATCGCGTCGCCGTGGGGGTTCTGATGGAACACCGCATCTGCAAGTTCCCCAACTGGCGGGAACTCGAGGACGCCGAGACGATCTCGGAGGGCTACACCTGCGACCTGAAGGTCGATGACGAGGGAGTCCGTATCTGGCTGGCGCGTACTTCGATCGAGGACGGCGAACCGTATCGGCACACCGTCTACGTCGAGATCCGCGAAGAGGACGGACGCTGGCGCGACTTCGCCTCGTACGACGGGGCGAACCCGCCCGACACGTTGCGCGACGAGCGCGACGAGCGTCACCCGCTGTACGCCGAACGGTGGCTGGGATGAACCGCTGGCATCACGTCGAAGTCTGCACGGACTGTCTCCAGTTCGCCGCCAATGGCGAGGTCGAGTTTGAGACTGACTCCGAGGCGTTGCGGTTCCACGCGGCGTACATCGCGGCGGGATCTTCTGGCGACCAACTGGAGGCAGCCTGCCCCATAGGCGACCACCACGACGTGTTCACGGGAGAGCACTTCGAGGGGTCATCGTTCTCGCACGAACCGTGCGATTGGTGCCGCCGACCACTCGGCGGGATGCGGTACTGTGCCGCGATCAGAGAGGGAGAGTGAGATGACGAGGAAGGGCTATCAGGTGATTGCCACCGCACTTGCCAAGCACGTGCAGGCGATCTCGAACGACTGGCAGGAGGGCGTCGAGATGATCGAGCCGTTGCTGTGGTCGATCTGCGAGACGCTGCGGGATGACAACCCGCGGTTCGACGAAGAGAAGTTCCGCGAGTGGATCGCGAACGAGTGCCGTCTGGCGTACTCGTCCGCTGGCAACTGAAGGGAGACGCCGATGGGCATCTACGTCAAGGATCGAGTTCGCTGGAGGCGAACGGTCACGTGCATCGGCTTCGCGTCTCTTCTCGCGCTCGTCGTACGCGTCTGGGCTTTCGATCTCCTGTTCATCATCGACCCCGACACCGTCGCGTTCACCGTCTCGGTAATCTCTCTCGGCTACGTCGGGCTGACGTCGGAGGGCATCTGATGCGACCCACACAGCAGCACATCTCGATCGACGAGTTGCTGAGGACGTCCCACTACTTCGTCGTCAGAGCACAGTTCGTCGACCACGGCTGGGAGTTCGTCCTCGACGACGAGACGCTGTTGGCAAGGTTCGCCGAAGGTGTGATGTACGTTGATGAACGTGGCTGGCACAACGGCATGGATGGGGAGCAAGCGTCGATGGACGAGGCTCTTGCCGACGCCCTCGCAACCGCGCTGGATGCTATCAACAAGCGTCTGGCTAAGCATCCGCGCCCGATCGTCGAGAGACGGTAGGGTCATGGTCGGTCGGCGTACTGGTGTAGCGACTTCCCCCTCCTTGTCGCATCCCCTCCGCATCAGTACGCCGACCATCTATCTCGGAAGGGAGTTCTAACAATGGAGACGCGCAAGCCGTTGAGGTTTCTATCGCTCGGCGCGGGAGTTCAGTCGACGACCGTTCTGCTGATGATGATCCACGGCGAGATCGAGCGAGCCGACCACGTGATCTTCGCCGACACGGGCTGGGAGCCAGCGGGTGTCTACGAACATCTGGCACGACTCGAGGAACTGATGGTGAAACACGATTTGCCGTTTCACAAGGTTGGGGTTGGCAACATTCGAGAGGACGCGATCATTCCAGACAAGCGTTCTGCAACGCTGCCATTCCACATGATCAACGCCGATGGATCGCGCGGCATGATCAGACGCCAGTGCACGAACGACTACAAGATTCAGCCTCTGCTGAAGAAACAGCGCGAACTTGTCGGTTTGGCGCGAGGTCAGCGATCGAAGGAACATTTGGGTACGACCGTCATCGGTATCTCGTGGGACGAGACTCAGAGGATGCGTGATGCGGCGTTCTCGTGGCTGAGGAACGAGTATCCGTTGGTGGATCTTAGGATGACGCGCGAGGACTGTCTTGCGTGGTGCGCCAAGAACGGTTACGCGTTGCCGCCTCGTTCGGCGTGCATCGGCTGTCCGTTCAAGAGCGACGCGGAGTGGCGACGTCTCAAAGAGACGATGCCCGAAGAGTGGGCTGACGCGGTCGCCTTCGATAAGGCGATCCGAGATCCCGCGACGAAGAAGAAGATGATGCGGTCAACGCCGTATCTCCACAAGTCAGCCGTTCCGCTCGACGAGGTCGATCTACGAACGGAAGAAGAGCGCGGCATTATGCGTCTCTTCGAGGAAGAGTTTGGACAAGAGTGCGAAGGTATGTGTGGGCTGTAGGAGATGCGCAAGTCAGAGATTCAGGATGCGATCATGTTCCTCAGCCGTCTCGTCGTAGGACGGATGGAGGAGGACAGGCTGTTCGCGGTGATCGCCGCGCTACAACGTCAACTGAAGGGAGAAGAGGGTGAGCAACAATCATCTCGTCGCTGAGATCGTCGAACTGACGCAACGCGTCGCGGATCTCCAGTCTGCGAACGCGAGACTGACCGAAGAGCGCGAGGCGGCTCGTTCGAGCGTCGATCTGCTGATGCACGAAGTCGCGACGCTCGAGGATCGTCTGAAGGCGTCCGAGGCGACGGTCGATCGGCTTAGGCTGCACATCCAGCAAGGCGTCGAACTGTGAGCGTCGATGATCGGCTGATCTTCTCGCTCGTCCTGACGAGTTGGGGTATCGCCGTCCTCTTGCTCCTGATCCGCTGACGGTCGCCTAGACTGGCTGGACGAGAGATCGGAAGGGCGACGTGATCCACCAAGCAATCGAGCATCTGGCTGTCGAGATCGACACGCTGAAGGCACATCCGCGCAACGTACGTCAGGGAGACGTCGGAGCAATCTCCGAGTCGCTACGCGAGCACGGGCAGTACCGCCCGATCATCGTGCAGAAGTCGACGCGCTACATCATCGCGGGCAACCACACCTACAAGGCAGCGAAGTCTCTTGGCTGGGAGAAGATCGCGGCGCACTTGCTCGACGTCGACGACGACACAGCGATCAGGATGATGCTCATCGACAATCGCGCCAACGATCTCGCGATGTACGACGATCGCGAACTTGCCAACCTTCTGTCGGATCTCGCCACGAGCGAGAACGGACTACTGGGTACGGGATACTCGGCTGATCTTCTCGACGATCTGATCAAGGACATCGAGACGCCACTCACCGACGAGTTCGAGAAGGTCGACGTGGATCTGGCGACGGAGCACCGTTGTCCCAAGTGCGGCTACGAGTGGAGCGGCAAGTCAACGTGACGTCGACGCGCACGCCCTACCACGTGCCGTCTATGGATGAGATCGCGCGCATACGAGGGACGAACGGCTACACGCTCGTGTCGACGTTCTCTGGCTGTGGCGGTTCGTGTCTCGGGTTCGAGATGGCTGGGTTTGACGTTCGCGTAGCGTCGGAGTTCATTCCAGCGGCTCGCGAGACGTACGCCGCTAACCATCCACACGTCGTGCTCGACGGACGCGACATCCGCGACGTTCGCGCCTCTGATCTTCTCGAACTCGCTGGAGTCGACGAGATCGACGTCCTCGAGGGTTCGCCGCCGTGCGCCTCGTTCTCGACGGCTGGCAAGCGTCACGAAGGCTGGGGAGACGTCCGCAGTTACTCGGACTCGTCCCAACGGTCGGATGACCTGTTCTTCGAGTACGCGCGCATCCTCAAGGAACTCCAGCCGAAGGTGTTCGTGGCAGAGAACGTGACGGGACTCGTCAAGGGTTCTGCCAAGGGGTACTTCAAGATGATCATCACGCGTCTGCGTGAGTGCGGCTACGTCGTCGAGGCTCGCGTGCTCGACGCCTCGCAACTGGGCGTCCCGCAGAAGAGACAGCGCGTGATCTTCGTCGGCGTCCGCAACGATCTCGGACGTCAGCCCGCATTCCCTAAGCCTCGAGCCGAAGTCGTGACGATGTATGACGCGCTCGGAGAGAACTTGCGCGTGCCAGATGACGCGACGAACTTGGATCCTGAGACTGGGCAAGACCTGTCGATCCGCAACTACAAGGTGGGCGAGGCGTATCTGAGCGTTCCGCTCGGCAAGCACAACGCGCGCTACTTCCAGTTGAGCCGTCCCGATCCGACGCGTCCCGCGCCGACGATCTGCGCGTCAGTTGGCAGTCTCGGATCTCGCAACCCCGTGCACCCGTTTGACTTCCGCTATTTCAACCTGCGCGAACTTCGACGCCTCTGCGGGTTCCCCGACGACTTCATCCTTCACGGTCACTACTCGCGACGCGCGGAACGTCTCGGACGAGCGGTGCCGCCTCTGATGATGCGCGAGGTCGCTGCGACCGTACGCGACGAGATCTTGGCAACGTTGTGACCGAACGGTTCGAGATCCCGCGTGACTGGACGTTCAAGGATCAGAGCGTCGTGGACGCGTTCGATCGCCACGTGCGCGAGCAACTCCCGTTCTACGATCTCGTGGCTGGAGCCGTCGCTCACATCGCCCGCCACTACCTGCCCCACGGCGGTCGGCTGTACGACATCGGAGCGTCGACAGGGAACGTCACTACCCTTCTCGCCGAGACGATCGCGACACGAGACATCGAGACGATCAGTCTGGACAACGCGCCAGAGATGGCAACCAAGTTCCGTGGCGTCGGGACGCTGACGATCGCAGACGCGACGGGCTACCCGTTCGAGCCGTTCGACGTCGCCGTGCTCTTCCTCGTCCTGATGTTCGTCCCTATGCGCGAGAGAGCCGACCTTATGGATCGCCTGCTGGACGCTGGGCGAGAAGGAGGCGCAATCATCATCGTCGACAAGATCGCCGACCACACGGACTATGTCGGGACGATCATGCGCAGACTGACCCTCGCTGGGAAGATCGCCGCTGGCACGAGCGCGCAGGACGTACTCGACAAGGAACTATCCCTCGGCGGGATCCAACGCCCCATCAGTCTCGACACGCTGCCCAATCACGCACAAGAGTTCTTCCGTTGGGGAGAGTTCGCAGGCTGGATCATCGAGACGTGAAGATCCGTCGCCCCTGCCTCGACTGCGGAGCACTCACCGAAGGCACCACCCGCTGCCCCAGCCATACCAAGAAGGCGAACCGACTCTATGACTCGTCCCACCGCAAGAAGGCACGAGAAGTTCGAGCGACCACGACCCGATGCTGGATCTGTGGAGAAGGCGAACGCGAAGGCGACCCGTGGCAAGCCGATCACCTAGACGCTGGCAACCCGAA